ATGGAACCATGCACTTCGTGAACTAAAAGAGAAGATCCAAAATGGAAACCATTGAAGAAGCAAGAGAATGGATCTGGACGCAGGAGGAGACCAAGCGGAGGCTCGGAGAATCTCCTGATAGGGCGGATGCATTGATTTTGATGTTATGGGCGGCTCGCGGGAATGTGAAGGTGAAGCAAGATTATAGTCGTTGGAATGATTTGGTGAGTGCGAATGCGAATGAGTATGGTTGGGATGCTCCTGTGGTTGCGGAGGGTGGGTGGGAGATGAACACCTATAATTAGGATAATCGGTGATGGTGCGAAGCACCCTGGGTTTTGTGGAATAGTTTAATTTAGGTACAAAATAGGTTTAGTATTGAACCTATTTATAGAGATGAGGGTAATGTTATGGCGACAGAGGAAGAGATGAAGGATGTGCGCACGAAGACGAAGTCGACTCGTATGGGTAAGGAGTTGCGTGATTTTGTAACTGAGCTTAGGAAGAACATATCACGGGATGATGATGATCGGACGGCGTGGAAGCGGAAGCTCACGATTGCGACGAATCAGCGGCTTGGAGTGAAGAGGGCGAGTAATCGGCCTTATCCTGGGGCTCCGAATATCCCACTTCCGGAGACGGACAAGCAGATTAGGAAGAAGAAACCTGTGTATGTGCTGGCGGTTATGGGGCAGAGTAAGCCGGTGCAATTGAGTCAGCCTTTGTTTGGTGAGCCGGTGCCTCCGGAGCAGTTGAAGCGGGCTGAGGCGGCTTTTAATCAACTACTGACGCGGAAGATGAATTTATTACGGAAGCTGACGGTGGCGGCGGATCAGTTTATGGAGAAGGGGTTTTGTATCTTTAAGGTGATTGAGCGGTTTAGTGTTGAGCGTGTTCATAACGTGGTGAATGTGGGCGATTTTGAGGATGAGCTTGTAGAGCAGTTTAGACAACTTGCGGATGATGAGAAGCGGGTGTTCTTGGCTGATGAGTTTGGGTTGGATGAGGAGTTTGATTCGGAGTCGATAGATTCGATTGTTGCTCAGTTTAATTCTGGTGAGGATCAGATTGAGTATTTTGAAGATAAGATTTCAAGTTTTCCCGAGATTCTGGTTCGCGACAGTGAAAAAGTGCTGTTTCCGTCATATATGGATGATATTACGCAAAGTGAGCGCGTGACGGATGAATTTTTCTTATCCGAGCGTCAGTTGATGGAGCGTGGCCTAAACGGAACGTATGATTTAACGAAAATTAAAAAAAATATTAAGTTAGGAACAAAAAAGGTCTCAAGTAAGACCGACGATATCGTGGAGGCTCAGAAAAACACGAATGAGGGCATCGTAGAGTCGACGAACAGTGAATTGTATCGCATGCATGAGAGTTATGCTTGGCGTCCAACGGGTCCTAAGGGGCGTTATGAGCGTTGGGTGATTACGTTTATGGCGGATGTCGCGAATGATAATGATGCGACGGTTGGGATTCGGAGGTTTCTTGACGATGAATGGCCATTTGAGAAGCATGACAACGAAGTGAAGGACGAAAGGGCGTATAGTAGCCGTGGGATTCCTGAACAAATCCGTGCTTTGCAGCAATTTATGGAAAAAGCGATCAATAATATGCTGATTCGTGATGACATCAACAATAATCCGGTTTATACGGTTTTGAGCACGTCTAAGGTGCAGGCGAGTACGATTCGGTTCATTCCTGGGCAAACGGTTCGGGTTGGGAGACATGATGAGGTTCAGGAACTTGGGAATCGCACGCAGAAGGTGGATTTGTCGAGTAATTTGATTGGTGACAAGTTGAAAGCGTTTGCTGAGGAGTATTTGGGAAGTACGGACCAGTTGTTTAGGAATGCTACGAACCAAGGGGGTGGAAAAACACTTGGTGAGATTGAGCGTGGAATTCAGTTGAGTGTTGTGCAGCAGCAGCTTGATTTATTGCTCTGGAATGAGACGATGAAGAGGGTTTACAGGAAAGTGTGGAAAAATCTTCGCAGTGGGTTGTTGAAACCGTTTTTTGTGAATGGCGAACGTGTTACGCGAGAAGATTTTGCATTTGAGCCCGAAATTATGCCGACAGGTACTGTTGAGGCTTTGGACAAAAACGCAAACGTTCAGAGAGCTATTTTTCGTGTTCAACAGATTATTCAACAGGTGCAACTTGGTTTGATTGCGAATGCGGATGATTTGTACAATGCGATGCAAGATTATCTTGAGAAAGATGGAATTAAGGATCCGAATCGATTTATAACCCAACCCGCTCAGATTCAGCGTGAAAAACAAGCTGCCGCCGCCGCTCAGGCACAAGCTTTGCAGCAACAAGAGCAGCAGATAGCGCAGCAGGAAGCACGACTGATTCAGCAAGGGGTAGCACAAGGAGAGACAGGTGGAGGACAATAAGTATTTATACGATGATATGAACGCAGGAAGCGAAGTTCAGAATCTCGTAGACTCGGTTGTTTGGAAAGATTATATCGAGCCTATTTTTGATCGATTGATTAAGGAGCAGTTAGGTGGAAAAGAGGGCGATCGTTGGCATAATGGGTTGCTTGATACGGAAGGATTGAGTGAACGTCGTCTTCGTGAGATTAATTGTTATAAGGCTGGGATGATCCGTATTCATCAGGAGATATATGAGATAATCGACCGTGGTGAGGCGGCTAAGAAGGAATTGCAGACCAGGGAAGAGTTTTTGGATGTTCCTGATTATGGAGATGTGGATGCCAGCGCATAGAAGCAATAGTCGTAACATTAAATCAAAAGCGAAGAAAAGCGCTTCGCTTTACGGACGTGGTAAAATAGCAAAGAAAGAAAGAAAAGAATGGGATTTCCAAAAAAGGGATTATATTTTGAAGACGCACGTCAGAGACTCCTCCGGTATAAGAGTGCAGTAGATAATCCGAATATGCGTGATGCTTTGATTGATGATGCGTGTATTCATGAAGGAGAAGCGGCGCGTAAGGAGTTGACAGAGGAGTTTATACGCAAGCGCCATACACGTGATGGTGGTGTTAAGTCTAAGGTGCGTTCTGATCTGAATAGGATGCATATGTTGAAGGGAAAGAAGGGCTCTGGTGGGACTTATCGGTACAATAAGGAAACTGGAGAGATGGAGAAAGTTAAATAGGTTCTGGGTATCCCTCTGAAACCCTGGAGTTTCTGAGTATCTAATAACTCTGAAGGAGTAATAAAGATGGAAACAAAACAAAGTGCTTCGCACGCAGTTGCAGAAGCTGTTTTTGCTGAGAATGTTGAACCGCTTTGGTGTGGTAAATGTCAAAGAGGTTTGGGTGTTTTGAACAAGAATGGGATTTATCATTCTGGGGATAAATGTCCAATGTGTATTCAGAAGGGGCGTAAGCCTGAAGAGGTTGCTATCTTGATGACGGTTAGCGAGTATGAAGCTGACTATCTTGAGCGAGCTGAGTTTAAGAAAAACGAAGCAAAGCGCAGAGCGCCAAAATCAATCAAGAGTGTTGAGCAACAAATTAGTGAGGCGACATCAAGACAGGAATCAAGGATTAAAGAGCTTGAGGCTAAGCTAGAGCAAGCGATTGAAGCTATTCCTAAAAAAGGTCGTGGCCGTCCTGTGAAACAGCCGGTAGAAAAGCAGGAGGGTGAAGATGCCTGAAGAAGAAAAGAATGAACAAGCACCTGAGCCTGTTTTAAGCGCTCGTGAACAAATTCTTCAGGATATGGAAGGAGAAGCGTCTACTCCAGAACCTGAGACAGACGAAACAGTCGAAAAACAAGAGGAGTCACTTTCCGAGGAAGAATCGACAAGTCCTGAACCTACAGTGGAGTCTACTCAAGAAGAAGCGAAAGAGGAAGAGTCAGAAGAACCTAAAGAGGATATTGCGGCTCGTCCTGAGCTTACGGATGAGGATTTAGAATCTGTATACAAAGATAAGAAGAGTAATGTTGAGAAACGAATTAGTAAACTTGTTGCTCAGCGAAATAGCGCTCAAGAGGATGCTCTTGACTTGAATAACCAGATTAAGGAGTTGAAAGAGAAGATTGCTAGTTTAGAGAAAGGAAAATCTGAACCTAAGAAAGATGAGTTTCAGGAATTTACGATCGATGAACTTGCAACGGCTCTTGATAAGGCTCGTGAAGATGGGGACACAAGGCTTGAGTTACAGATTCAGGAACATATCGCAGAGAAGGTTTCGAGGAAGAAAGAGGCTATCACTCAGAAGTCAAAACAAGAAGAAGAATCATTTAAGGCGAAAGAACTGGAGAATTGGAATAAGTTTGTGGAGAATTTTCCATATCAAGATGATCCAGATTTGACGCTGAAGAAAGATTCGAATTCTCTTTTGATTAAATGGACTGCGAAACTGATGCGAGAAAATGCTGATCACTATAATTCTTTTGGTGTTTATCGTTTGATACAAGCTGCTAATGACGCTCGTGACATTATCCTTCAATCTCGTTTGAACAAATTAAACAACAAAAAGGCGAGAACTTTACAGAAGGCTCTAGAGCGAGAGAAATTAAAAAATGAGCTTGGGGATGGAAGTCAAGGAGATTCAAGACCTTCAGAACCAATTAAGAGTAAAAGCCCGTTTGAGGATGCTCTTGCAGAGCGTTTAGCTATTCAGAAAAAGTCTCGTCTCATGACTTCATAATAGGAGGAAAGCATGGGACAGCAAATTTTTGCAGTCAATAGTCTTGGTGGTTTTTTCACCAATAACCAACTTACTAAAGAGGTTCGTCACCGTTCGCAACCTCTTCAATTCTTTCGCCAGTTTGCTCAGCCTGAGCCAGCTGCCGGAAAAAACCGAGGAAACCAAGTATTTTTTGATAAAGTTTCTAACATCAGCACTCAAGGTGGTACTCTTGTTGAAACTTCTACAATCCCTCAAAACAACTACACGATCACTCAAGGAACGTTGACAATCACTGAGTATGGTAACTCTATTCCATTTACTCAAAAGCTAGAATCTTTAGCTGATGTGAATGTTTCTGATTCGATCAAAAAAGTATTGTCTGATGATCAGGCAAAAGTTCTTGATAGTGCTGCTGCGGCTCAGTATCAAGCTTCTGATTATAAAGCGACAATCGTAAACACTGCGACAACTTCTTTTGGATCTGCTGGAGCTGCTCCTGCTACTGCAGCTGCTAGTATGTCTGACAAGAACGTTCGTGATATTGTGGATCGTATGCGTACACTTAATATCCCTCATTATGATAATGAAGGAAATTATATCTCTATCGCATCTACGAACGCGATTCGTGGTCTTTATGATTTCTTTGAAAGCAAAGCTCAGCAAACAACTATGGCTCCTCTTATGAGTGGTGAAGTTGGAACTTACTACGAAACTCGTTTCGTACGTGAGAACAACGTTCTTTCAAACACTCTAGGATCTACTTCTCTTGAAGGGGAAGCTGTATTTTTTGGTGACGATGCTGTTCGTGAAGGGATTGCGATTATGGAAGAAATTCGTATCAAGCTTGCTACGGATTACGGCCGTGATCAAGGTCTTGCGTGGTATTACCTTGGTGGATTCCAGAAGTCTTGGGATTTCTCTAGTGATGGTGAGACACGTATCATTCACGTAACCTCTTTATAATTGGAAGGAGAATATAGATATGGCTAATATTACTAAAGGAACTTGTTATAGTGACTCAAAATTTGGTTTGGTTCGCCGAGCTATTTTTGACACGAAAGCAGATGCTGCTACAACTGGTACTTTGGCTGAGAGTTTCTTGAACTTTCCTACGAAAGTTCAGATCGTTGGCTTTGGTGTTATGAGTGCAGCTTCTGATGTTGTTGCTTCTACAAACGCTAGTTTCGATTTAGAGACTGAGAACGGAACGAAGCTTGCTTCGCTTGTGTTCGATGGCACAACTACTCTTGCGAGTGGAAATGCTACAGTAGCTGCGATCGAGACGGCAACAACTTATGCTAAAAACCGAGCTTTGCGTTTCTATGTTGGAACAAACACAGGAACAACAGGATCAGTATTTGGTGTAGTTGATTATGTAGAGCAGTTTGACGCAGGTGTATAACCCTAAAGGGGAGCTTCGGCTCCCCTTTTTTATTTAGGAGGTAGGTAGTTTAATGAGAATACTTTTAATTGCTCACCACGCATGTTCCCGTATGCAAAAGCAGGCGAACGCGTTAATTGAAGTAGGTCATGAAGTGAGTTGTATTTCTCACAGGATTCCAGAGAATTGGGCTGGTTATAAAAACTATGTTCGTTTTTATACAGGAAAACAGCTTAGGGATGCTGTAAAGCTCTTTGAAAAAGATATTGATGTAATCCATGTTCATAATGAACCGAACTGGTTGGCTATTGTGGCGCGTGAGGCTAGTAATAAACCTATTGTTATGGATATTCATGATTCTATGGCTTATAGAACAGACGATCCAGAGAGGCAGTCTAATGAAGAAAGGATTGCTTTTGATATGGTGGATGGGATGGTTTTAGTAAGCGACAAGTGTGTTGAGATTACGCAGCCAAAAGTTCCTTATGCTGTTTTGCCTCCTTATGTGAATCGCAGTGATTTTAAGCTTTGCGCTTGGACTTATCGAGGTGGGATTGTGTACGAAGGAAGGATTGATCTTCCTGGTGAGACGGATGGTATTATGGATTATTGTGAGTATACAGAGCTCTGTAATGCAATGCGTGATAATGGTGTCCCTTTTAATATTTATTTTCCTAAGAAGAGTAAAAAGACTTGGGATCATTATGAAGAGAATGGCGCCATTATGCAAAATCCATTAGAGTTTAATAGCCTGCTTAAAGCGCTTGGTATGTATGACTGGGGTTTTTGTGGGAACATTAAACCTTGGAAAGATTGGCAGCTTGCGATGCCGAATAAGTTGTTTGAGTATTTAGCTGCTGGTATCCCAGTGATTGCAATGAATGCTGAGCTTGTAGGTAAGTTTGTAGAAGAACACGGAGTTGGGATTAATGTTACTTCTGTTGAAGAGATTAAAGAGCGTTGGGATGAGAGAGCTGGTTGCCAGAAAAATGTTTTTCTAAAGCGACATGAGTTTTGCATGGAGAATCATATTCATGTTGTTGAGGACTTATACAAGGAGTTATTAAAATGAAAAAGATAATCCTTTTAAGTCCTTGGAAAAATGTTTGGGTTGACTATAAGCTTAATTATTTTAAATCTCGTGGTTATGAAATTGAGTTTCATAAAGAGTTTGGTCCTCATGTTGGCTTGAAAGCTGATGTGATTATTAGTGCTTGGGCGAATGAGTATACGGAGATTCTTGGCAACCTTCCGAAGCTTTGTGATAAATATATTGCTTGTTTAAGAAGTTATGAATATTACAGCGGTTTTTACAAGAAGATCAAATGGGATAATTTTGATCATGTTGTTTTTTGCAATGAGCATATTATGAAACAAGCAGACGTTCCAAAGTCACGCTATATTCCAAACGCAACGGATGTAAGTAAATTTAAGATCAATCATCACAAGAAAAAGGGAAATAATATTCTTTTTCTTGCTGATGTGAATCACAAAAAAGGAATCATGCTTTTAGCTCAGATAGCCAGGGCACTACCTACTTACAACTTTTATGTTGCTGGGAATATTCAGGAGATTCGATTCTTTGAGTATTTGAAACATTCTGGTCCTTCAAATATTTATTACAAAGGATACGTAAAAGATGTTAATGAGTTATTTGGTGAGATGCATTATATCCTTTGTACGAGCCCTGCTGAAGGTCATCCAAACAATATTATTGAGGGAATGTGTGCTGGTCTTAAGCCTGTTATTCATCGCTATCTTGGCTATAAAGGTCAGTTTCCTAATGAGTATTTTTACACAACCGTAGAAGAAGCAAGAGATATGATTGTTTCTAATGAATGGGAACCTGAGAAATATAGGCAAGCGATCGTTGATAATTATGATTATACGAAAGTGTATCAGAAACTAGAGGAGTTGTTATGAACAGTTTAGTAATCGGCCTTGGTGAAGTTGGGACCGCCGTAAAGAAAGTCTTTGAAAAACATCATGATGTGGATGGTCGTGATATTGAGCATATCAATACAGACAAGCAATATCAAGTATTGCATATATGCTATAGGCAGTCTGATGATTTTGTAGATATTACAAATGCTTATATAGATGAATATCAACCATTATTTACTATCATTCATACGACAACTCCAGTAGGAACAGTTCGAAAGGTAAAGGGGTTAAAAGCGCATTGTCCTATCAGGGGAAGACATGAAAAACTTGCAGATGGTGTTGAGAGCTATCCATTGTTTTTCTCTTATGACATTTATGATGAATGGATTTATGTTAGAAGGTATATGTCAGAGACAAATTTGCAATATAACGGTGTTAGAAAGTATGAAACTACTGAATTGTGTAAGTTACTGGAATTAATTCAATATGGCTACAATATTGAATTTTATCGATATGCTAAAAAGTGTTGCGATGAATTTGATGTTGATATTGAGCATATTCAGGATTTCGGAAAAACTTACAATAAATATATAAAAGTATTGGAATCAGATGATTTCATGAAACCTGTCTTAACACCACCCGAAGGACCAATTGGAGGACATTGTGTTCTTCCAGGAATGAGGATATTAAATGCGCAAGTACCTGATACGGCTTTGGAACAATTATTACTTAAGAACAAAGAAAAATAACAAAATTTGGCATTCTACGAACATTTATCAAACGGCTGATATCGGTCGTGATAACAGTATAGGATCTTATACTGAGATTGGAGATAAAGTTCGGATTGGTAGTAACAATCGCATTGGGGCTCATTGTTTCATTCCTTGGGGAGTGAGTATTGGAGACAATTGTTTTATAGGTCCTGGGGTGACGTTCACGAATGATAAATATCCTCCAGGAGGTAAAGATAAGTGGGAGCAGACGTTTATTGAAGATAGTGTTTCTATTGGTGCTAGAGCTGTTATTTTGCCAGGAATTAAGATTGGTAAAGGAGCGAAGATAGGGGCTGGAGCTGTTGTTACGAAAGATGTTGAGCCGTATTCACAAATGAAAGGTGTCCCTGCTAGGCAGTATAAAGTTGGGACCAAAAAAAAACGGTTAAGAAGAAATGAAAAAAGCATTGATTATAAGGCTTGGAGCTTATGGAGACATGATTATTATTTCTCCCCTTATTAGGAAATTAAAGGAGGATGGTTATTATGTTATCTTGAATACTTCTAAAAGAGGTATGGAAGTATTTGAACATTGCCCTGATGTTGATGAGTTTATTTATCATGAAGACAATTGTGTTCCTGATGATAAGTTGCAGGAGCATTGGGATGCTATGGTAGAGCGAATTAAGCCTGATTATTTTGTGAATCTTTGTGAGTCGATCGAGGTAAATCTTGCAATCCATCCAAGGGATAAGAAACGTTATAACATGGACAAGGTGGATCGTATCAAGGAATGCAACAAGAATTATTATGAAGAGACTTTTAAGATTGCTAAGATCGACTCTAAAGATTACAGACCATATATTCATTTCAATAAAATTCAACAAAAAGAAGCAAAAAGTTTTATTAAGCCTGACAAATTCAATGTACTGGTTGGATTAATGGGTAGTGGTCACAATAAGTTTTATCCATGGTTGATGAAAATTATTGATAGTATTAATGCTAACTCAAATGTTCATGTCATCACGGTAGGTGATCCTCGTTGCAAAGACATTGAAAATGGCTGTGAAACTGAGTTTACGAAGCTTAGTGGTAAGATTCCTATGATGGTATCAATGGCTCTTACTAAATATGCTGATTTGGTAATTGCACCGGATACTGGGCTTCTTCATGCGTCAGGTTGTTTTAGCACTCCAAAAATTGGTCTTCTTGGTCATACTACAAAAGAGAATATTACAAAACATTTCAAGAATGACTACAGCATGGAGGCTGAAGTTTATTGTGCTCCGTGTATGAGACTTATTTACGATTATACGGTACAATGTCCTATAAGTCCGGCAACAGGAGCTGCTCTTTGTATGGGGGATGGTATACATCCTATGATGGTTTTGAATCAAGTTTGGAAAGTGATGGCAAATAACAGAAGGCTTAAGAATGTTAAAAAAGTTGCTTAGTAAAAATGAAAAATTTGGTTATGAGAAGGTCAATGAGTCTGAGCTTGTGAATGTTTTAAATAAATTTCAAGATGAAGGGAAAGATATATTTCAGGTAATTAATCTTGAGATGAAGAACACTTACGACTATATGATCGTATATAAATATTAGGAGGTTACATGAGAAATTTTTTAATGGGATTTATAGTCGGAGCGGTGATATTCACTTTAGCGACTGCTTGGGCTGCATTTAGGGTTGTTTTAGTTGATGGTGGTGGTACTGAGTTGGGTACCACTTCTAATCCAGTAATCGTACAAAGCGTTTAGGAGGGAAGATGAAAAATTTAATATTTTTGATTGTAGCAATTTTTAC